AATGCAGTTGAAGGAGCATTTATTTGTATAGAAATTAATTTTGATGGAAGTCATACATTTGCGTGGAATGCAATATTTAATTTTGCCGCTGATACTGCACCGACTACAACAGACACAAATGCGAAGACAGACATTTTTGTATTCAGATACAACGGTGCAATTTGGCAAGAAGTAGGTAGAACTTTAAACATACCAGAGAGTTAATAGGAGATAATATGTGGGGATTAGTAGAATCAGGATCAATTACAAAAATAATAAAAAACCCAAAAGGTTTAGTTATTGGCGATGTTCAATATTCAAGAAATATATTTTCTTCTAGATGGACTAAGTCTGAAAGAGAAGCTATTGGAATTTATGAAGTAGAATTTGATAATTCTAATAAAAAGGATGAGAAATGGTATATCAATACCAATCAATCATTTGCTTTTGCTGGTGGAAAAATTACAGCTAGTTATGGTAGCGCAACTGCTAAAGCTCATGCTGATACTTTATGGACAGCACAAGATGAAACAGATGGTAAAGGTATAGAAGGAGAAGTTGCTACTAGAGGATTAAAATATAATTTAATACAAACTTTAAAATCACAAGTAGCCAATGAACTTGCTAAAACCGATTGGTACATAACTAGAAACACAGAAAAATCTACTGCTATACCAAGTGCTATATCTACTCATAGAAATGCAGTTAGAACTAAACAAGCAGAAATGGAAACAGCTATTACTAATGCTAGTGATACACCAGCTCTTGAAACTTTATATACTTATACAGAACAAGAGGATGGTTCAGTTACTAGACCATTAGGTGAACTACCAACATTGGAGAGTTAATGCCTTTAATTTTACCAGGAAATGTAGCTTCAGCTTTACCAACAGGTTACGAAGTAGCCAACTCATGTAGATTTGATGATGGAAGTTCAGATAATATTCAAAGAACCTATGGCACTCCAACAAATTCAAAAATATTTGCTTTATCTTGGTGGGTAAAACTTTCAGCAGACCCAACAACAGGTGCAGCAGGACATGATCTTTGGGGAGAAAGAGCTGATAAAGATAATAGAGTATTTATGAATTTTAATGGAACTGGACAATTTGATTTTTTTGAAAAAAGTGGTGGGTCAAATGTTTTAGAATTAAAAACAAATAGATTATTTCGTGATGTTGGTGCTTGGTATCATGTTTTGCTTTTAGGAGATTCGACACAAGGCACAGCTTCTAATAGAATAAAACTTTATATAAATGGCGTTCAAGAAACAAGTTTTGCAACAGAAACATACCCAGCAGAAGATTATGATTTTAGACTTGCAATAAATACAACAAAATATTTTGCTAGAACAGGGTTAGGTGGTTCAGGTTTATCTACTAATTATTATGAAGGTTATTTAGCTGAGGTTGCTTTCGTAGATGGCACAGTCACTGCACACACAGATTATGGAGAGTTTGACGAAGATAGTCCTACAATATGGAAACCAAAAGATGTATCAGGATTAACATTTGGCGACAATGGTTTTTATTTAGACTTTGAAGATAGTTCAGCTTTAGGAAATGATGTATCTGGTAATGATAACGACTTTACTGTAAATAATTTAACAAGTGTAGACCAGTGCGTTGACTCGCCTACGAATAATTTTTGTACAATGTCTCCTCTTTGGAACTTTGCTAATAATGTAACTCTTTCAGAAGGAAATTGTAAAATAGTTTCTAGTGGATCATGGAGTGGTGCTGGAGCAACAATAGGATTAACTGCTGGGAAATGGTATTATGAAGTAAAGATGACTACTCTTCCAGGTGGTGGTGGCAATGGTAGAATAGGTTTTTTTGATAGTGAAGTAACTCATACTTCTGGGAATATTTTTCAACAAACAAATGGAGCAACTTATTTTTATAATAACGATGGTGGAGAAACACAAATAGATAACAGTATTACAACTGCTGATTATGGTGAAGTTGCACAAGGAGGTATTTTAGGAGTAGCTTTAAATATGGATGATAAACAAGTTACTTTTTATGATGATAATGTAGCTATTATTACTAATCTTGCTTTATCTACTAATGGAACCTCAGGAATAGTAATACCTAGTTCTGCAATTAATACCGAAACACAAGAATATAATTTTGGCAATCCACCTTATTCTCTTACATCTGCAGCAAGTGATGAAAATGGATATGGAAACTTTGAATTTGCTCCTCCAAGTGGTTATCTTGCGATTTGTTCAAAAAATTTAGGAAGTGATGGAGGATAAATGGCAGCTTATACAACAATAGACAATCCAGAATTATATTTTCAGGTTAAGCTCTATACTGGAACAGGAAGCTCTCAAGCTGTCACTTTAGATGGTGATGAAAATATGCAACCGGACATGATCTGGTTTAAAAATCGTACATCGGCTCAATCTCATTGTCTTGTAGATGCTGTAAGAGGAAGAAAAGGTATGTTACCTGATGACGATGCAGAAGAAATGACATTTGATGCTACAAAAGATTTTACAAGTTTTGATAGCGATGGTTTTACAGTAGGAATACCCCATCAGGTAAATAGTTTAAATTATAATACTGGTTCTATTGTAGCTTGGTGCTGGAAAGAAAGTGCAACTGCTGGGTTTGATATAGTTACATTTACTGGCAATGGATCAAATCGTACAATCAGTCATTCACTTAGTTCTGCTGCTGAGTTTCTTATAGTAAAAAGGAGAGATGATGATAATGATTGGAGAGTTGGATCAAGTGCTTTAACTAATTGGGTAAAACATATAAATATAAATACAACTGCTGCAGAATCTGATTTAGCAGTAGCATTTAATAGTACAGCACCAACATCATCAGTTTTTAGTGTTGGTACAAGTGTATCAGTTAATGCTGATAGTGGTACTTATGTAGCTTATTTATTTCGTAGTATTCAAGGATTTTCAAAAATAGGAAAATTTACCGGCAACGCAGATGCTGATGGACCATTCGTTCCCACCGGATTTAAACCAGCTTGGGTTATAATAAAAAATATAGATTCAACTCAAAATTGGCTTGTGTTTGACAGTAAAAGACCAGGATATAATGTAATAAATGATTATATGCATCCAAACACAAATGATGCTGAAACAGATGAAGCGAACTGTATAGATTTTTTATCTAATGGTTTTAAGATTAGATCAACTGGTAATGATAGAAATGGTAGTGGAAACACATTAGTCTATATGTGTTTCGCAGAAGCACCATTCGTAAATTCTAATGGAGTACCTTGTAACGCGAGATAATTATGCTACAAAAAATTAACATACAACCAGGATTTAATAAACAAGTCACATCAACGGGCGGCGAGGGCCAATGGGTTAGTGGTGATTATGTGAGATTTAGATATGGCTCACCTGAAAAAATAGGTGGTTGGGCTCAGTTAGGAGATATAACTTTAACTGGAAGAAATACAGCTTTACACCATTTTGTTAATGCGTCAGGTATTAAATACGCAGCCCTTGGAACTAATAGAATGTTATATGTATATTCTGGAGGAGCTTTTTATGATATTACTCCTATTAAAGCTACAACAACTTTAACAAGTGCTTTTACCACAACACAAAGCGATGCAACAGTTACATTAACTTTTTCATCTGCTCACAATATTTCTAAATATGATATTATTTATTTAGATAATTTTTCATCTATTACTAATTCAAATTTTGACGATGATGATTTTGATGGCAAAACTTTTATGGTTACAACTATTCCAAGTTCAACAACACTTACTATTGAAATGGGTTCTGTTGAATCTGGATCAGGAGCTAGTACTTCTGGTGGAATAAGAGTTCAACATTATTATTCAATTGGTCCTGCAGTTGAGGCGTCAGCTGCTGGTTGGGGGTTAGGATTATGGGGTGGTACTGTTGCTGGTGAAGCAACATCAACTCTAGATGGTGCATTAACTTCGGGTTCATCAAGTATTGTATTAGATGATTCATCAGCCTTTCCAGCTTCTGGATCAGTTTTAATAGATAATGAAAGAATTGCTTATACATCAAACACTACAGGTACTGGAACTTTATCAGGTTTAACAAGAGGATCAGATAACACAACAGCAGCATCACACTCTGATGCAGCAACGGTTACTGATGCTTCTGAATATACTAAATGGGGTGCATCGCAAACAGGTGATATTATTACAGCTCCAGGACTTTGGTCCTTGGACAATTATGGAAATAAATTGATTGCAACTATCGTGGATGGTGCAACTTTTGAATGGGATTCAGATGGTTCAACATCTACAAGAGCAACGATTATTGCCAATGCACCAACAGCAGCAGTACAAACTTTAGTATCTACACCTGATAGACACTTAGTATTTTTTGGAACAGAAACAACTATTGCAACAACATCTACTCAAGATGATATGTATATTAGATGGTCAGATCAGG